GGAAGAAGGTACAGAAGATGCAGTTTCTAAAACTAGAATGGGCATTAGATACCCTGAGTTATTATCTTTTGTAGCCGCATACAACGAACAACGATTTGCAAATATTGAAACACGACTAACAACGTTAGAAGGGTAAACAAATGGCAGTTACATACACATGGTCAATCGCACAGGTTGACCGCACAATATCTACAGGTGGCATAAACACAATACATTGGAGATGCGTAGGCGTCGATGGTGATCACTCTGCATCAAGCTATGGTTCTACAGGACATTCGCCTGACTCAACTGCTAGTGATTTTATAGCGTATGACAGCGTTACAGAAGCAAATTGTATAGCATGGGCGCAAGCTCAACTAGACAAGAGTGCAATCGAAGATTCTATTGCCGCGCAAATAGAAGAAATGAAAACCCCGACTAAAGGTAGCGGCAAACCTTGGTCTTAACTTAAACTCGAAAGGAAATACAATGGGCAAGAAAAAAACAACCCCCATCGTTATAAATAACGTAGAATATAATTTAGAAGATATGACTGAAAAGCAAAAAACTATAGTTAATCATATTGTTGATTTAGATCGTAAGATTGGTAGTGCTTTATTTAATGTCGATCAACTACAAGTAGGCAAGAAGGGTTTTGAAAATATGTTAATTCAAGACCTAGAAAGCCCACAAAAAGAAGAAACTACAGAAGAAGAATAGATCATTTTCTACTGGTGTACCCTCATTTTCCACTGATGGGGGTACTCTTTATTTCCACTGAAGGGGTATAATAAATGTCAAACTTAAAGATTTCTCCAGAGGAACTAGAGGCAATGCTAGATAAGTCAGCTAAACGTGCTTTAGAAAGTATTGGCTTGACAGATGAGAATGCGGCTAGGGATATAAGGGAAATGAGATCCTTACTTGATGCTTGGAGAGATACACGTAAGTCTATCTGGAATACAACTGTTAAAATAGGAACTGTTGCTATACTTACATTTATAGCTGGTGCAGTATGGATGAGCTTTAATGGGAAGTAAATTATGAAATCATTTTTTATATACACAGTAATAGCAATACTTGTAGTTTTTATGTTAATGATGGCTAAACAAGTATATGCTGAAGGTTGTGACAGTGCTACTAATGCTAACTGTATAGAGACTAACAGTAATACAAACTCTACAGTTAACTCTAATTTAACATCAGAAACTACAGTTAAGTCACCTCCACCTTCAGCTATGTCACCTACAATTAATAACTCTAACTCAGATTTATGTACAGTAGGTGTGTCAGGTGCAGTACAGACACAGATACTAGGTATATCAGCAGGTGTTACAACTAGAGATATGAACTGTGAAAGACTGAAGAACGCTAAAGTTCTCTATGATATGGGAATGAAGGTTGCGGCAGTATCTGTACTCTGCCAAGACAAAAGAGTATTTGAAAGTATGATGAATGCTGGAACACCATGTCCATTTGATGGTCTTGTAGGTCAGCCAGCTAAAGACGCATGGAACAATAACCCTCATCTAATACCTGATGCTAAGACAGGTAAGAAAGAAGAATGGGATGAAGATACGAAGAGTACAGCTACAGGTGCTGGTGCTGTTGGTGGGCTGTTGCTTGCCCTCTTATTTATCCTCTGAGCTACTATATGGAAGAACAGATAATGTAGCTAAGTATGTAAATACTTGGGATATGTCAAAAATACTTCCTCCAGAAGCAGGTTTAGAAGTACAGGGAATCTTTCATAAGTATACAATCACTAAAGAATCAAGTGCAGATGCTACAGTTTCTATAGTTAATAAGAATGCTAGTGGGTCAGGTAACATATACGAAAGACATGATAACTGGGATCAACTACCTAGTAATACTAAGATAGGATTTGATGTTGTTACACCTTCTTTAGGAACTCGTTGGGGTGATGGAAGTATAGGCGTAACAGGAGATGCAACACTCAGTGATGTTATTGTAGCATATAACTACAGATTTGATCCTTGCTTTATACCGTTAGCAGATCCTAGCTGTCCAGACTATGAGAGTGCTTTATATAAATACCTTTTAGATAACAACTTAATAGATAATGAACCTGATATAGATGATCCATATTATGATGAATGGGTAAAGTTTCAATTAGATCGTAAGGCTGAACAGAAAGAAGAAGAAGCTAAGAAAGAAGAGAAGGCTAAAGAGGAAGAACAAGAAGAGTTAAAGATGGAGAGAGCTTTATCTGTAGCTGGAGCGGCAGAACAAATAGCTAACCCAATGCAACAACTTGCTATGATGCAACAGTTAGCTTCTACAGGCACACTAGATAGTTACTATGGTGCAACTATAGAAGGTGGTACTTACGAAGATAGTATAGAATTAAAAGACGCAGAAATAAAAGATAATACTAAAGCATTAAGAAATTTAGCACAAGATAAACTACATAGAACAATAGTACGTTCTCAATATGATAAATAATCGGAGATATTATGATTAAGAGATTAGCAACGATAGCATTACTAATGTCAGCTACCTCTGCAATGGCAGTTGACTCACCTATTAATGGTGTAGTAGAACCTAAGTGTTCTATATGGACTGAAACTAATGGTGTTTATGGACATCCATTACCTTACAAACTTAGTACAGAATCTTCTGATGGAGGTGTTCATGCTTCTATTAGAGTTGATGTAGCACAAGCAGACTATTATAAGACAAAGTTTACACATCCTAACAGCTTTTCATCTAGCCCTACACTGACTGATGCAGTAGCTTGGACAGGAAGTACTATTGTAGGTCAAGTAGGTGTAGCAGGTATGTCAGCTTATGAAGCGGCTAAAGTTACATATAACAATGTTACAGAGTTTAATATGACATTAGCAGGTTCTACATGGTTTACTGTAAAATCTACTGCAAGTTATGGGTCAACAAAAGCATTACCAGCAGGTAATTATACAGCTTTAATAGTAGCGGAATGTATCGCCAAGTAACATTAGCGTTGGCCTTTCTTTCATGTTTAAGCCTTCATAGTAACGCACATGAAATGACCCCGACTTATCCGACATTAAAGTCATCTTACATAGATGGTGTACACGTAACTAAAATGAAGCTCTTCAATAGAAGGGAAGGTATAGAGTACTATTCTATACAAGTCTATACAGATGATTGGAAACCTTTACCTTTTGCTTCTACTTCAAAAGTAATACAGGTAAAACATAATAAAAGAAAACTATTTGATGTTTACATAAGATCTAACGACTTAGATAAAGCTGTATACATATGCACTGAGTCAAAAGTATTTAAGAGTAATAAACAAGCTACTTTAGTGTCTTCTAGGATATGTAGTAAGATAAAGAAAACACAATGAGAGTTCTTCTTATTATAATTCTTTGTTGTTGTTATAACTTTAGTTTAGCAGACTCAACGTCTAACTCATTAAGTTTATCTCTTCCTAATTCTAGTATGAGTTACCAAGCTGACAAGTTTAGGGCAGGAGAATTAGATTGCAGTAATGCTATAGGATCAGCTACACAGTGGGAGTTTGGAGTTACAGGCATAATACAGGGTGGAACTATATCTACAGATAATACTAAGACAGGTGATATAGGTGTTTACAGTAGAATAATAATACCGTTAGGTAAAAGAGTTAAGTCAAGAATAGATTGTAACAGACTGTATGAGTTAGAGTTACAGAAAAAAGAACTAGAAGTAATGAAGTTACAGCAAGAGATTAATCAGTTAAGAAGTCTCTCATTTGAAAACTAAGGTGTAGTATGGCAGAGGTAGAGATAGCAGGTGCAAAGATAAAAGGTGGCAGACTCATGCTACTCGTACCAATCGTTTCGGCACTTGGTGGTGGTCTGTGGGGCGGCTTTGAGTTCTATAAAGACTACATGGACATGAAAGAGATTATCCAAGAGATAGATGTAGACACAATAACAGCTCAGAATACTTTAACACAGACTAAACTAGATGAAGCTATAGACTACACTCGTGATATTAAAAACAATCTACGTGAAGATATAATGACTGTAGAAGGTCATGTAGATAAGATACGTAACGAAGTTCAGAATGCTATTGATGAGATGAACCAGTTACAAAAAGATACAATAGCATCTATGCGAGAAGTAGAAGCACTAAATCGTGAGACAGAAAAAGATGTACGAGATACAATGCGAGAAACAGAAAGTCGTATAGAAGAAGCTATGACTAAACTAGAAGAGAGATTAGGTACAAGACTACAGGAGGCTTTGGATAACCCTCTGGTTGGAAACTAATGTTTCTCGCTATAATACTATACTGTGCAGTACCTACAGACGCTACTTCATGTGATGTAATGGTACGAAGAGATCACTTGTTTCAGTCAGAAATACAATGTGAAGAACAAATAATACCTATGGCAAAAAGTTTACTGACTACAGGCCACTATGTAAAAGCTAAGTGCTTTAAGTTTAATCCTTATGGAGAAGAAGTATAATGTTAGGACATAATGGTGGGCCAGTATTATCTGATATATGGCAACCTTCTGACAATAAAGATTTAGCATATAAAAAGTTTTTATGGGATAAAGCCGTAAAAAAGTTTTGGAAAAGTCCAGACTTAATGGTAGTTAAACTTAGAGTAAAAAGAGCTAAAGAGTTAGGCATAAGTTATAATGAACACGTATTAAGAATGAAAGGTAAAAATGTCACCTAAAAAATTACAAGTAGATAGTAAATATGCCGTAGCCGATTCAAATGGTGATGGTGTTATTACTGATGAAGAATTAGACCGTCACGAAAGATGGATTCGTTTAGAAAATGAAGACAAGATGATGGATACACAACGTACTATGGCTTGGTTAGCTATGGGTACAACAATAGTTACAGTTATAATATTACTTACACCCATTATTAATATACCTCGAATGGAATCAGCATCGGGTTTTCTTAATACCTTTCTTGTAGCACAGATGGGTGTAGTACTAGGTTTCATGGGTGCTACAGCTTTAAGTAAAACTAAAACAAGTCAAAATAAATAAGAGGATAAAATATATGAGAAAACTATTTATTGCAGGTGTTATTATTGCTCTATCATCAGCTTACGCACAAGCTGAAGGTGTTGCGAGAAGTAGCATTATGTCGCTAATAAAACCAGACGCATCAGTCGAGTATGGTCTTAAGACGAAAAAGTGGTCAGGTGATATTGGTGTTACAGCTAATGTTTCAAGACTCTCTATTAGACCTGCATTAGACTGGGGATATTCAAGTTCAGATTCTTTTAATATCTCTGGTGCATCTGTCAAGAGTACTATGGCTATAAGTGATAACTTATCTGCTTACTCAGAGCTATCTTTAGACAAAGACTTTAAATATAGTGACCTATCAGTTGGTGTTGCTATTACTTTTAAATAGGAGAAATAACTATGGATTGGATTACTGGAAGACTTAAAGAGCCTACAACATATCTAGCACTTGCACTTGCAGGAGTAGGACTAGGTATCTTGTTTACTATGCCTATATTAACATGGGCAGGTATAGTTGGTGGTATCTTTGGTATTGTATTAAAAGAAAAAGGTGGAGCAGAGTAATGTCTTATCTTAATCGTGTACTACGTGCAATACTAGCTATGCCTTGCAACTGTTGTGATAAATGTCAGTGTAATAACTGATGTTGGGTATATTAGGAAACATAGTTGGACCAGTTGCAGGACTAGCAGGTTCTTGGATCGAAGGTAAAACAGCCGCTCAGAAAGCAAAAGCTACCAAAGATCTAAAGATTGCTACAGGAGAAATTGACTGGGATCTTGAAGCTATGAAAGCTACACAAAGCTCATGGAAAGACGAATATCTAGTTCTACTTTTGTCGGGACCATTTATTTTAAGTTTCTGTGGTGACTGGGGTAGAGATATTGCAGAAGCAGGGTTTATTGCTTTAGGTCAAGCTCCTCAGTGGTACACATATTCCCTTGGTGTAGTTATAGCCGCAAGTTTTGGTATAAGATCTGCAACTAAAATATTCGGAGGAAAGAAATAATGGGATACGAGTTAGGACAAAGAAGTCTACAAAATCTATCAGGTGTTAATCCAGATCTACAGGATGTAATACAAAGAGCGATAGAGATTACTGAAAGAGACTTCACTGTAATTGAGGGTGTTAGAAATATTGATAGGCAAAGAGAGCTTGTTAAGACTGGTAAAAGCACCACAATGAACTCAAGACACCTAACAGGTCATGCTGTTGATATAGCACCTTGGCCTATCTCTTGGGAATGGGAAGACTTTGACCCTATAGAGAAGGCTATGAAGAAGGCCGCAAAAGAACTTAAGGTTAGTATTGATTGGGGTGGTGACTGGAAGAGCTTTCCAGATGGACCTCACTGGGAGTTAAACTGGAAAAAATACCCTTAAGAATAACATACATTTAAAATAATTAAGCCCCTATACCTTAGTTGGTACAGGGGCTTTTTTTATTGTTTATCTTTTGTCAGTGACAGAACTCTATCCATATAAAATTTTATGAGTCTGTTATTATACCATTGTGCTTTCTGTAAATCTTCTATCCCATTCTTGTATCTCCATCTATGCATATACTTAGCTATATTCCCACGTAGGTATCCTATAAACTCTTCATCACTTAAGAAATCTTGTATGTAGTCTATACACTCTATCTTTCCGTTTCCGTAATGAGGTGGGTGATTCACATTATCCTTTTTCTTAGTGTCGGGTTTCCACTCTTTTTCAGACCATTTAGCCATACTTACTCCTTATTTCCACTAGTGGGTATTAATTATATAAGAACTATTTTAGATAATACAAGTGTCTATGAACTAATATCTACCATTTCACACACTTCTCCTGTACAAGCAAAGGTTTGACTTGATCTAGTTGTGTCCTCTACTTCAAAATCAGATAGTTTAGACCAGTCAATCTTACTAGGCATAATAGATAATAAACTTTCGTATGTATGATGCCTTTCTGTAATAGAATCGTCAAACTCAGACACAACAACTTTAAGAGGACCTTCAGCTTCTACCTCTTGATAAGGTGCTTGAACATAAGAGTGATCTACATAAGGTAAGAAGGACACACCGCTCATCTCATCAAAATGTTTATAGACAAAAGAACCTACCTCTAGCCACTCCTCTTCTTTAACACTAACTGTTATACTGGGTTTATGTTCACACCAATGCCTTTGATAAGTTAACCACAACTCTAGTTGCTCAATAGCAGTCATGTCATCTCTAAATACAGAGTTATCAGGAGACTTAACAGGAAAGCTAAACACTGTAGTATTATCTGGTTTCATTGCACAAGGCTCAGAAGGTATACCTTGATCTACCATAAACTTAGTTAGTGGGTCTTTGTTGTCTCCTCTTACAGTTCTAATATAGTAAGGACTATGCCTAGCATGAATACCTGACGCACTATCAACCATTTGACTTACTGTACCACTAGGTTTTACACAAGTAGTAGCAGTAGACTGTTGTATTCCTAAAATACTAGACCACTCCTTGTTAGTGTCTATAGATACTTGCCTTAGTGTATCTAAGGTTTTATCTAGTCCTGAGTTGGCTTTAGTCATAAGTGGGTTGTCCATAATGCCAGTTAAGCTGACTCCCAGAAGTCTCTCCTCTTCACAGTTATTAGCCCATACTTTACGTAAGTAAGGAAACTTGGTGTAACTAGATTGTATAGTTCCTATTATAGTAGCTATCTTAACCTTTTCAACTAATGAATTTATATCATCTGTAGCTCTAACAACTACTTCACTTAGATTACAGAACTCATGTGGTCTTAAGCTAATTTCGCTACAGGGGTTAGTTCCAAACTCAAACTCTGGGTTACGTCTACCATTACGTTTAGCTACATCCTTACAAGCCTGTCTATTAAACACACCACGTTCACCTGACTTACTTTCTACCAGAGCAAGCCACTCACGCATAAAAGTTTCCATTGCAGGTTTTTCAGTGTAACATACTGAGTTGTTAGCTAATGCTCTATAGGGTGTGCTATCATACCATGAACCTGACTTAGCGTGTCTCATTCTGTCATCATCTAAATTAGACAGTGAAATCATAGCTGAACGTCTAACACCACCTACAACAACAATCTCTCCTATCTTACACATAAGATCGTGACACTCTATAGGTGCAAGTTTCCTACCTTGTGCAGATTTAAATGTAGCTAATGTAAAGTTAAATAAGTCCACGAGAGGGGCAGGTCCAGAAGCTCTACCACCAAATGTCTTAAGCCTAGCTCCAGCAGGTCTAACTAAAGATACATCCCATTGTGGTATCTCACCTGCGTATAGCAGTGCTACAACCTGTCTAAGAGCTTTAGCCCACCCCTCTTTACTATCTTTAACCTTAATAACTAAATCACTTTCTTGTAGTTCTGGTATCTCAGGTAGTTTGTTTACGAAGTCACTCTCTACAGAAAACCCTACACCTGTACCACACAGAAGTATATACATAGCTTCATCAAACGCTTTAGGGTCATCTACTGGTAGATAACTACAGTTATACATACAAGTGTTGTCTCTGTTAGCGGCAGAACCTGCTGTCATTAAAGCTCTCATAGATGGCATTACATCTAAATTAAGAATCATCTCCTCTATCTTTTTTATCTCTGGGTGTGATGCACTTAGTTTAGGTAATATAACATTAGACATATACCTACTCACTGTCTCAGGCCAAGTCTCTCTTCTGTTTTCATCTTCTAACCATCTAGCATATCTTGATGTATGTATAAATGCTTGGTAATCTGTTGGTAAGTAGTTGTTCATTTTTTGCCCCTTTTTTTTCTGTCTTCATCTAACCATATCATACTATCTATGTCACCTCTATATAGACCTATATCATTTAGATCCCTATCAGATAGCTTATTTAACTGTTTTATAGTTTCCCTATGAAGTCTCCAATGTTTTAAATAATTAAAATACCTTACGATTATATTATCTTTCATCTCCAGACCCTCCAAGGACACCTCTAGTCAATCTACTATTTAACTTATCAATATTAGCTTTAGCAACATCTGACATATTTATATTTAAGTCACTACATACTGCTGACATATACCACAAGACATCACCTAACTCCTTCTTAATAGCTTCTCGTTCAATAGTACCAAATATACCACCATTGTCTCTTAGTACTTTCTTGACCTTACCTGCTACCTCTCCTGCTTCATTTACTAAACCCAAAGAGGGATATATTATATTATACTTATCATCATATATTGTAGTCTTACTTGCTTGTGTTTGATATTCGTCAAAGTTCATTCTACATCCCTACCATAAAATTCAGTTGCTTCTTTGTTTGTTTTATCGAATAAGTACCAACAACAATTATCTTTGCCATAACTCTTACTTCCCTCTATCCACTTTACCCTACCAACACTTACAATCTTCTTACAGTAAGTCATAAGAAAAGATGATTGCTTTGTGTGCATCCAGTCTGCGTCAAATAACAACCAAGTAGGACATATATCTAAGTACTGGTCTATTATAGGATGTAGCACCCTTCTTTGCCACGGTGGGTTAGTTATTGTTAGTATCTCAGTATCAAATTCACTAGCACCATGAAAGTGAAGAGCATCTCCTTTTATTATATGGTCAGCTTTAGGCTCTATATCAAGAGCTAATATACATTCTGCCATACCATCCGTTAACTTAGTTAGATGCTCCATTAACCTTCCATCACCTGCACATGGTTCTATGTACTTAAAAGAGTAAGGTAAGTGAGGTATAAGAGGCTCTACTGCGTGTATAGGTGTCGGGTAATAATCACGAGGTACTCTTTCAAAATTACTACGTTTTCCCATCAGTATCCTCCCTTAGTATCCTATGAACAGACATCCTTGAGATATTCATTATGTCAGCTATTCTGTACGTAGAAAAATTCATTTGTCTTAAATACCTAACTTGTTTTCTGTCAATAGTAGTCTTACGTTTACGATTTTTGTATACTCCTCTTTCTCTAGCTTTATCAATTCCAGCCTTTTGAAGCTCTTTTATATGTAAGAAAGACACATTATGAACTATACTGTGGCAACTTATACATAAAGGGACTAAATTAGTTAATCTGTCACTTCCTCCAAGAGAGGCTGGAATTACATGATGTAAATGTTCGGCTTTTTCATCACAGTTTGAGCAGGGACCTAAAATAAACTTACCCATACAACTCTCTTAACTTACCCATTGATACAAACTCTGGGTCATATATACCATTGTCTATATCTCTCTTTATAACTACACCTTTCCACCAATCCCTATTTGCTTGTCCTGCCCAAGACTCTTCTCCTCCTTTGAAACAACCTGCAACAAGCCCGATAATTCCTGTAGGATGAGCCCCATCTTTAAAATACACAGACCGTTTATGACTATGACCACAGGTGCTAGAATGGTTCCTGTTCTGAAGTAAGGTGTAAGCATGATGCAAGCCAGAAGTAGCTGTACCGAAATTACCACTAGAGAAGAAATGAGCATACGATACACCGTCATAATCAGCAATCGAAGGCCCTGAGTTTTGGTATTCGTGATAGTCGTCGAACCAGTACTTCGTTTGAAGATGCTTGAAGGAAATCCCGAACTTGGCTCCCTCAAGTCTTGGATCATGTGCGATTGCTTTTTTAATTCTGTTCTCGTGGTTACCTTCAAACCCAATAAAGTAAGGGCGTTTTCTTTTATGGTGTCTAAACTTCCACCTAAGTCTCTCCATTGAATCATTGTATGCCTCTATATCTTTCTCGTAAGACTGACTTACTATTGCTTCTGGGTATCTTGTATCAAAACTGTTTAAAGACCTCATGTCAGCACCGTCACCAAGATCAACAACGTAGTCAGGTTTTATGTCGTATAGAAACTCACCCAACCAAGAAAAACGCTCATTTTCCACTGAAGGGTCTGCGTGTCCACAAGTTAGTATTACTGCTGTTTTATTAGGCATCGTATTTCCTATCAGTATTAAATTGAAATTTTATAGGCTCTATAGATTTATCAAAATGTCTCTTAAACTCATAAGCGGCATTAAAAGATATAAACGGTATTTCCTCATCGAATAACTCATTGTTTTCTGTATCTTCAACTAAACAGTTTAACCAGCAAGTACCGCCTTTATCTTCTCTCGGACCATCATGTACGCGATGCACAAGAAATGTTATTTTTGGTTTATCCATTCTTCGGGTATCCTTTTGTCGGAGTATAAAAATCCATGTTTAACACACCAGTCAGCATAAGTAGACTTAGAACCTTTATATAACTTAGATCGAGAGTTTGAGAATACAAATCTAATATCTAAATCAGGGTACTGTCCTTTTATCTTTAAGTGTTTCTTTCTGTCTGCGGTAGTAAATCTCCCTTTGCTTTCTATTATTAAATCATTAGGTAATATAAAATCTGGTGTGTAAGACTTTATTTCAGATAACTCCCAATAAATTTTCATAGATTCGTACTCAAATTGTACACCTCTATCCTTTAAATCTTTTGATATGTCATCCTCTAAACCAGATCTGTAACCATTTTTTATAGCGTGTCTTCTTCTTTCGGAGGTTGCCAAATTTCATTATCCTTCTTTCTTAACCAGAGTAACCTAGCATTCTCTACTACACGGTCTTTATTTCCATCGTAGGCCCCTAAACAAGCACTCCATAAGTCATACTCTGTATTACACTCTTGTAGTATCTTAGAAGCTCTTACAGGACCTACCTTCCACAAACCAACTATGTTATCTGCCCTATCTCCAGTTAATATCTGAGTATAAAAAAACTTTAAGCCTTCCCACTTACTTACTTTTTTCCACTCATTCTTACCAAAATTAAAATGCCAACAAGGTATCTGTAACATATCTTTATCTATAGATGCTACAACTGCTTTGTTGTTTAGTCTTGTTGCTTCTTTCGCTATAAGGTCATCGGCTTCTTCTCCTTCACTAACTATAGCTCCGTATCTACTTACAAAATGTTCTCTTATAATGGGTAAATGAATTGGCTTTTCGCTATCTGACCTGTTACCTTTATACTTATGGGTCTTAGATATTTCGTGACGAAAGTTCCCTACACCAGTTAGGAAAATTATGTAATCATCAGGTGTAGGGAACACGGTAGTTTGCTCTAATATAAACTCTATTAATTCATCTGCCTTAGCTTTAGCATCAACAGAACTTAAGTCTTGGGTAGCGAAGGCTGATCTATAGGCTACAATATCACCGTCGATCAGTACTTTTCCCCTATCCATTAAAGCTCACTCCAAACCATCTCACCATTATCTTTTTCAAATGCTACACTTTTTACGTAATCAAAACCTACTGCTTTAGTAGCTTCGTGAAAAGCCCAAGCTAACTGATGTAAGTCTTTAACTACTTTACGTTCCATGTGTACCTTACCATCGTAACCGTCTGATTCTTCTTCACTCTCAAAGATAATAGTAAGTTTCATTTAGTCCACCATAAACAATTTGTCATCTTCAGAAGGCTCAGAATTAGATTCGTATGCAACATGATCTACTACTCCAATATTCATAAGCCTAACTCCTGCACCTTTAGCGTAAGTCTCAAACTGTACTTTAGCTTTAGTGCCATTACCTAGAGGACCATCATCAACAAAAGACCACATACGTTTTTTATCTTCTCCTTTCGTTAGATCAACTACTTTAGGTGCCCCACCATAATCAACTTCAACATCCTTTCCAGACTTATCTTGGAACACTTTAATGTTGTTTTTATCACGTTTGAGTTTCATAAACTTACCTATACCAAACTGTGAATTGCCCTGTATAACCCTAGAGGAGTTCATAGGAGCAGGATCAAGTCCATCACCGTATAACTGATCAATCTGATCCTCGTTAGTAAAGTAACCATTAACTATAAACTGACCGCCCTTTTGAGCAATCGCTTGTGCGGCACGAGGCCCATCAGGGTTCCCCATGTCTAAGTTCTCTTCAAATACTTTTGGGTACTCAAGTACCATTTCCATAACATATTTAGCCATTGTCGGATTCCTTTTTTATAACTGATACTTACTATATAGCACTATTTTTTAGAATAATATAAGTAAATAATTAATTTTTTTAGTGTATTTCAGCATAATTGTTTCCAAACTGGGCTTCCATACCTAAATCTACATTTAACTTTAACAACTGATTTAAATCTCTTATAGAGTTATGCATAATACTGACTACTTCATCCTCTTTTCCCCTTTTTACTAAGGCTATAACCTCATCGTGAAACTGACCAACAGTCTCTAACCCCTGTTGTCTACAAAACTTTACCCAATTATCAAAACAATAAACACCTGTTCCCTGATTTAGAGTAGAAAACCTATCTTTCTCACTTCTAAGAGAGTACCAAAAGTTAGAAACTGGGTTTTGTAGCCACATAGAACCAAACAATTCCTTAATTCTTACACCCTTCGCTACGGCCTCCACAGACCAGTTACGTGACCAGAACGCTTCTAATAAGTTTTTTGCCTCAGAAGCACTCATACCAGTGTTACGAGCCAACGTAGAGGCTCCTACACCATACGTAGCACTGTAGTTAACAACTTTGTAGTTCTTCCTTAAATCCTTAAGGCTTTTCTCTCCAGAATTGTGCTTATCTATATCCTCTTGAGATATTAAACCTGCGTGTTTAGCTAAATCTAAATGTGGGTCAAATCCTTCTTTTGACATCTCTTCTACGTAATTAGGATCTAAGGGTTTCATGTAGTGTCTCTTGGTTGTGTCTTCTAAACTCGTCATGTCAGCACCACATAGAATGTAATCTTCTGGTGATGTAAGACAACTACGTATCTCTTCACCATATGGCTTATCTACAGACGGTAGATTAACTAAAGGTTTTGCGTGTTTAAACCTCAAGGTGTTTGTTAACCCTGCAATAGTAGCTTGTAAGTAACCATCTTTCTCACACTCAACAAAGGACTTTATTATACCAATCCTATGAGACAATACACTTAACCCATCTAGCAAATCAATCCTAGGGTCTACACTAGACAATCTCTTTACAGAAGGGCACAACTCACTACCTTTTCTAACTTGTTCTATCTTCCTTTCTTTACCAGTAACTTTATCTCTTAAGAACTTAAATGTTTGAGGCCGCCAACCAATAGAAAACAACCAATCTTTAACCTGATCAGTCGAGTTAGGGTTAGCTTTTTCTTCACCTGTCTTAACTACAAAAGTTTGTGTCGTTACAGGCATTCTGTATTCCTTACATAGATCAACCCAACGCTCTCCATGAGAACTAAGTTCACCGTCTTTCTTGTACATAACTTTAGGTTTGTTAGCTATTCTTGTAATATCCTTTCTCGGCATAGCATCAGCTAACTGTTCTATCTTTTCTTCTCTTAGCTTTTCCCACTCATCTTTGTATTCAGTAGCTTTCTTTACGTCTAATTTCCACTGTAGGGCCTCTTGTTCTCTTGCACAATCCAACTTAAAACTAAGGTAGTCTATGAACTTATCTCTATCAATCGGATTAGGATACAACTTACTTAACTTATAACCTAAGTCTCTCCATAACCTACTATTTATTTTTACATCCTCATCACATCTATGAGCATACTCTTCTGGAGTTAAATTATTCCAGTCCTCTATTTGTGGTTTAGGTACACCGTAGTCTTCACCATAACCTTCTAGTCCATGCTTAGGTCTGTGATGATTTAGATACCAAGACAAAGCTAGAGTGTCTATTAAAGTAGCCTTGACCTTAATCTTAAGCACATTTTCCACCGCAGGGATGTCAAATCTTATGATGTTATGACCGATAAGTTTATCAGCTTCTAACAGGAGTCTTCTCATCTCATCATAGTCGTGGGTATGATAGACCTTATTTCCATCGGGGGAGTATGACATAACGTGAATCTTAGTTAGGTCATCTAAAAGGCCATCAGTTTCTATATCAAAAATCATACAACTTCCTTTAATGTAAATGTTTCCATGTTAAATCTCATACGCCCTGCTCTACCTTCCTCTGAACAAGGTCTATTCTTTTGTACACTAATGTATGTAGTGTTACGTTCATCTACATCATCAGCTTCTTTATCCCTCTGTAAATCTATAATAACTGATGCACGTTGGCCTATCATTTTACAATACTTAGGATCGCCATCTTCATTCGTATGTGCAATCGTTACAATACCTACATTAAGTTCTGCCGCTAACTTAGACAACCGTATAGATAAATCTGCAAGTAACTCCTCTTTTGTTGACTCTGATCTACCTGCTACAACATCCTGTATAGGTTCAAAGAATACAAACTTACAACCACAAGCCTGACTAAAGAAACGTATCTGATCTATAAGTTCTTCTGCACTCTGACCATCACCAAGGTAGAATTGATAGAACAACTCATCCTTTGTTAAAGATTCAATAGCACCTACAACCTTATCCTCTACGCCCTTGCCATCTATTAAGTCTCTTCTAGTTACATTATCTTTCAACTCATACGATACTAAACCTAACAGTGTCCTAAGTTTAGTTTCTTCTAAGTGCCATGCGGCAATAGGTACACCTTGCTTAAGGAAGTTATACTCTAAGTACCTCATAACTTCAGTCTTACCTATACCAGTCTGTGCTTTAATGACAGTAAAATGACCCTGCATCAAACCAAGTATCTTCTCATCCAATGCTTCTATCCCTGTAGGAACATACTGATGCTCTGGTGTATCGTGATATAAAGATAAGAACTGATCTGTAGTGTTAAGTATATTCTCTGGTGTGTACTTCTTAGCATTCCACCAAGCAGACTTAAACTCCTGATTAGCATTATCCTGTAGAAACTCATTAGCATCCTTATACTTGTCGTGAGGTACTCTATAGACCTTATTAGGAAACAACTTAGCCATTCTGTCAGCTACTGCATTCCCTGCTTCATCGTTATCTACAGACAGAATAATCTTCTCAAAACTATCTAACCATTCTTTACAGTTTTCCCATAATTTCCTCGATGGGGTAGCTGATGGTAATGAGACTACAGGTGTAGTGTAACCGCTCTTAAGCATCTGGGCTACAGATAAAGCATCAAGTTCACCTTCTGTTACAGTTACCATCTTAGATGATCCTGCGGTAAACATATTCATACCAAACAACTCATCACCTCTAAAGTTATCTTTAGTATAAAATACCTTCTCACTTAACTTTCTAACCTTAATTCCCCCACTGGGGTATATGTATTCTTGTCTGTCTGCATAGGTCCTAACATTAAAGTCTTGCATTGTAGACGCATTAACACCACGCATAGCTTCATATTTCCACGTACCTATATCTTCAATATTCTTAGGGGTGTAATCTACAACAGTATTCATATCATTCCTCTCTTCTACAGGATATTTATCTTTAGCCCAACTAAACATAGTATCTTTAGATGGGTACTTTCTGTTACAAGAAAAGCATATACCATAACCACCAGTGTTATAACTAAATGCATCACTCGACTTACAGTCAACATAAGGACAAGGTTGGTGTTTTCTCTCTTCTGACATTCTATTTCCTCTTAAGTATTAACTTACGTTATTTAACTTATGTAGTATTATTAATATAGTTTTAACTTACGTTATACTTACGTTTAAGGTTTACACTTATTATGTAGCACTATTTTTCTTTTCTCTATAAGTAAAGTTTTGTTACAAATTGTTTCAAGTGCTAGATTTTCCTGTTGAGATATAAACGGTTGCGTAACTTTTAATTCATCAGCTATATCAACTTGAAACATATCTTGTAAGTATTTCATTTGTATTATTTTCCATTGTAGGGGGGTAAGAAATAACTCAGCTATCTTGAGTATATGATTAAAGTACTCTTCTCTCTCATACTCTATTGCATGGTCTTGTGTTTGTGTTTCATATCCTTCTACATTCACATAGGTTGAGTTCACTGCTTTAGATAAGTTCTCTATACCAATCTCATTCATAGATGTTACTTTTATTTCATTACCTCTTACTATGGTTCTTGCTTCCTCTCTAATAGGGACACTAACAGGAAGAGACTTAAGATTAACGAAGTCATGTACCTTTCTGTTAGCCATTCTATACAGGTTAGCAGGGTGAGTGTTCCCTTTAGACATCTGCTCGTAGCATTCAACTACACATTCTGACACTAAATCATCGTGTAAGTCTGGCCTGTTGTACTTAAATGCTATCTTCTTACAGATCTTAAGTATCTCTTTCTCATTCATAATAACTCTTTCCTGTTATACGTTTAAACCATACTCACTTAGATCTACTGACCCTAAAGGTTTTGTTACTAAGTCGTCTTTATATATACCCTCCTGCAACCACTCAGGCATAGATCTATCTTTGTTCCAACGTGCAAAGGACATCTTACAACGCTTATAGAATTGACGATAGGCTCTGATAGGATAGTCTTCATCTGTCTTAAGGTCATCATGTCCTGAGAAACACTGAGGGTGCGGTGTTCGAGGACCTTCGGGTATGTAGTAGGCACCTTGGAGGAGAACACCATAGTGTTTAGCACAACCATGCTTCTTACCATACCTATGTGTATACTCATCAAGCATAGCATCATACAATCTCCAAGCAAACCTATAGTTACTCTGAGTCTCCATAGCCCATAGAGTACATGGATGCTTTTGATGTACGGCTCTATACAGGTTATGTTCTTCTGCATAGTCAGGTGCATGATGCCACAGTGCAGTACATAACATCTGTGCTTCTTCGAGTGGCATCTTAACAATATGTTGGTCACATAATGCCCTAGCTATATCTTGAGGGTCATGGTCAACTATAAATCTATTCATTTGTCTTCCTTTTTAACTGGTGGTTTAACTGGTGGTTTAGGTAGTTTATCTATGTTTTTAGCCCAATCGTCAACGGGATCAGTTTTATCTACATCAGTCATTTTCCCTAGAAGGTATCGGACAATCCTTAGTATAAAACCTACTCCCTTGTTATTGCTATATTTTATTGACGATTTACTCTCATTTTCCATCGGTATACCCCCTAGATTAATCTTCTATATGCGAACCCATACAGTATATATGTCTATCGCTTGTCTTCATTGCAAGTACCCTATGAACTTTAAATGACTTGTAACCATCGGCAGTTTTTAGAGGTACTATACCATGTGATTCGAACATCTCAGTAGTAGTCTTACCACGTTCATTGTTCTTTAGTCCATCCTTAGAGTTGATCAAGCCTGTATAAGTTCTTTCCTCACC